CGTAGAGGCTGGCGATGGCATCAAGGCTGGCGGTGGCATAGAGGCTGGCGGTGGCATCAAGGCTGGCGGTGGCATAGAGGCCGGCGGTGGCATCGAGGCTGGCCGTGGCATCGAGGCTGGCGATGGCATAGAGGCTGGCGGTGGCGTCGAGGCTGGCTGGGGCATCAAGGCTAGTTTTAGCATCAAGGCTGGCGGTTGCGTAGAGGCTGGCGATGGCATCAATTCTGGCTTGGGATACGGGATTTACGGCAAAAACTAAGCCGATAAATCTTATTACTTGGCGTTGGGCATAACCAAATGCACTTGGAATGGGTGATCATATGTCAAAACGGATTAAAAGAGGGACCCGAAGAGAGGGGTATAACCGAGCGCTGTCCACGATTAGGCCACGCCAGGCCCTCATTATCTCGGCACTCAGGACGGGACCTATGACTGCGGCTGAGGTGGCTGACAAGCTGGGGTTTGGAGACCTCAATGCGGTAAGGCCACGGCTCAATGAGCTGGAAAAGATGGAGATCGTGCATGTAATAGATAAGCGGATCAACCCGCACAGCGGCGTAAACAATGCGGTGTACGAGCTTAAAAGGGAGGCCGAAGAATGCTGCATCCAATAATGGACGATCCGCAAGACCGCAGCGCAGAGGCTTATTGCCAACATTGTGGAGCAGAGCTTTGGGGCAGCGACGCGGAGCCAGATTGCGGAGGTAAACCCTTATGCCCGCAATGTCGGGAAGATTTAGCCGAAACGGAGCACCGGAAAGAGATGATCACAGCAGTTTTGGAGGCAGCAGACCAAGAAAACAAAAAGTATTTGTCTGATGATGTGTGCAACATCATCTGGAACAGGCTGGTTTCTAAATTTGGAATATAGGAGGCCAAATTGAATATTTACGAAAAAATTGCCTCCATTATGGGGGATATCCAGTACCTTGCAAAGGACGATAGGGTAGAGTTTAACAAAACCAGTTATCGTGCCCTGTCAGAAGAAAAAGTCACCTCTATCATGCGGGCGGAGCTGTTAAAGCACAAATTGATTGTGTACCCAGTGGCCCAGGCCACGAATCGTGCAGGCACGATTACCCACGTGGATGTGACATATCGGATGGTCAATGTGGAAGACCCCAAGGAATACATAGAGATCGCATCTTGCGGAGACGGCGCGGACACGCAGGATAAGGGGAGCGGCAAGGCGATGACGTATGCATTTAAGTACATGTGGCTCAGGACATTTGCTTTGCCGACCGGAGAGGACCCTGACAAGATTTCCAGCGCGGAATTAGATGCGAAACAGGCAAATATACAGCCTCCAGGGCTTCCTTGCGCGGACTGTGGGAAAGAGATTATGCCATACAACGATGGTAAGAGAGCCATCACCGCCGCAGAAATGGCAGCTCGATCCACGGAGATGTTTGGGCGAGCGCTATGTGCTAAGTGCTCCAAGGCGGAGGGCCGGAGAAGGGCGGATGCTGGCGCATGATACTGACCTGTGACAAGGCCCGTTGGTATGAGGACAGTGAGGGGTTTTGGGCGGCGTTCCGCACACGGGACCGGGCATCAGCCGCCAAGATTGCTGAGCAGATGGACGGCGCTTGGGTGGTGGAGGCCAGGAAACAGCCCCGTAGGCGAAGCCTGGACGCTAACGCCTACCTGTGGGTACTGCTGGACAAACTTGCGGCGGCACTGGGACAGACCAAGGAGGAGATGTACCGGGGCTTTATCCGGGAGATTGGTGTCTTCCGGGATTTCCACCTTGCGCCGGAAGAGGCGGCAACCTTTGAGGTGGCATGGTCCCGGCTGGGAACCGGGTGGGTCACGGAGCAGGTGGACTACACCCGCGATGGGGAGCAGGTGGTGATCCGGGCCTATTACGGCAGCAGTCAATACAACACCAAGCAGATGACCCGCCTAATCCGCAGCGTGGTAGATGAGTGCAAAGCACAAGAGATAGAGACGATGACACCGGATGAGCTGTCCAGTCTGATGGACCGCTGGGATGCTGTTTGATGGATAGCATTTTACAGGGAGATACGCGAGAGTGCTATATCACTGGGGCAACAGATTGGCTCCATAGACATCATATTTATTTCGGGAATCCAAACCGCAAAATCAGCGAGGCAAACGGGTTCTGGGTGTGGCTCCGCTGGGACTGGCACAATGGGGCCGAGTATGGAGTGCATTTTAACAGGGACCTTGATTTAAGACTCAAGCGAGAGTGCCAGGCTAAATACGAGGAGACACACAGTCGGGAGGGATTTCGGGAACTGATCGGGAAAAGTTACTTATAGGGGGAATAAGCATGCTCAACAAAATCTTTATCATGGGCCGGCTCACAAGAGACCCGGAACTACGGCATACGCAAACCGGGACCGGAGTGGCATCATTTACTCTGGCCGTGGACCGGGACTTCAAGGACAAGGAGACCGGGGAGAAGAAGGCGGACTTCATCAATGTGGTTGCCTGGCGCTCCACCGCCGAGTTTGTCTCCCGGTATTTCACCAAGGGCCGTATGGCCGTCGTGGAAGGCCGTCTCCAGATCCGGGATTACACGGACCGGAACGGCAATAAGCGCACCGCCGCAGAGGTAGTGGCCGACAACGTCTATTTTGGTGACTCCAAGCGGGACGCCGATGGCGGCGGCTATGCCGCGCCTCAACAGCCTGGAGACGGATTCGCTGAGCTTGAGGACGATGACGGCGATCTCCCCTTTTAAGGGGGTACCGAGATCATGGCGGGAAAACCGAAGACCGGGCTTGACTATGCCGGGTGGTCGGTGAATCTCTTTGACGGCGACACAAAGATCGACAAGCTCCTGGACGCACAGGGCTGGACCGGGTTCGGCATTTATTTTTACCTGTGCCAGATGGCTTACAAATTTGACGGATACTTCTACCGTTGGGCTTATGACGATTCTGCATCCACCGCAAGGCGGATGGGGGGCGGCATTGGGTCCGGGACCGTTGAGGAGACGGTGAGATACTGCTTGCAAATTGGTCTCTTTGATCAGGGGCTGTTTGACGGGTGGGGCATCTTAACGAGTAGAGGTATACAGAGGCGATTCTACGCCGCGATCCAGGAGCGGCGCAGAAAAGCCGTCATATCAGATTACTGGCTCCTGAACGATGAAGAATCGAGGGGTCTGGAAAAGTGCGCCTCATATGAGAATGCTCCACCTGCAAATGAGCATTTGCCACCGGCAGATGGTCATTTGCCCCAGGCAAATGCCTATAAAAGTAAAGTAAAGGAAAGTAAAGGAGAGGAGGTACGCGCGTGCGCGCGTAAGGACCCTGATATCGCTCATGTGTTTGGTTACTATTTTGACCACATCTGCCCCCAGATGACCCAAAGGGCAGCGGATGAGTTGAAGGCATATATCAGCGCTATGGGGCCTGAATGCTGCATTCGCGGGATGGACGAGGCCATCGAGGGCGGTGTATTGACTTGGAAATATGTAAAAGGCGTACTGGACGCCAAGCGGAAGCAGGGTGTGAAGAGCATGGAGGACTGGGACGAGCTGGAGAAGCGGAGAAATCAGACAGAACCGCCCACAGCTCCGCCGCGCCCTGCAAAGAGATATCAGACGGTGGAGATCGATGGGAAGCTGGTAGATGTAGAGGTGAAAGCATGAAACAGGGCATATCGCCCGACGTATCGCTTGCCGGGTCCATCCTGATCGACCCCAGGTGTCTGGATGAGGTGCGGCGGACGATTACGCCGGAGATGTTCGGGGACCGGCGGTGCCGGGCCATCTACGAGGCCGCCTGCGAGCTTTCCGACGAGGGAGCGACGGTAGACCCCGTGACGATCCGGAGCCGGGCGGCGGAGTGGGACGACGCCTTCTCGCAGCAGGCCATGGAGATCACGTTGACGGCGGCCAATGTGGGGGCATACTGTGAGGCGCTGCATACGGAGTTTCTGCGCCGGGAGCTGCTGGCGGGCATACAGGAGCGGGCGGACGCCCTGCTGGCGGGCCATGACCCGCTGGGAGAGGCGACGGAGCTGCTGACGCTGACGGAGCGCATCGCAGAGGGCAGCTACGACGCCGGAGTGGTATCGGCGCGGGAGGCGGCTGCGGAACTTCTGGAGGACCTGGACCGTGTAGATGAGGGGTATCGGGCCTTCGTGGAGACCGGAATTTCGGATCTTGACCGCATCCTGGGGGGCGGTCTGATCCGGGAGGGACTGTATATCCTGGCCGCCCGGCCTGGCTGCGGAAAAACCACGCTGGCCGCAGCGCTGGCGGAACGGATGCTGGAAAGGGGGAGGCGAATCCTTTTTATCAGCCTGGAGATGTCAAGAAAGCAGCTCATGGCCCGCAGGGTGGCGGCGGATGTGGGGCGTGCCACGGCGGCCCAGATCCTGCGGGGAGAACTGTCGGAGGAGGAGCGGAAAGCCGTGGGGGAAAGCCTCGTGAAGCTCGCCAAACGGCCATTGTTTTTTAACAGAAGGGCCTCCCTGAACACCTCTGAAATTCAGTTCCTCGCCAAACAGAACCGGGCGGATGTGGTGATCATCGACTACCTGGGACTGATGAAGCACGACGCAGGTAAGAGTCTTTATGAGCGAGTCACTGGCACAAGTAATCAGCTCAAGCGGATGGCGCGGGGCCTGGAGACGCCAGTTCTATGTCTGGCACAGCTCAATCGGGGAGTAGAGGGGCGGCAAAACCAGGAGCCGCGACTTTCCGATTTGCGGGACAGCGGAGCCATAGAGCAGGATGCGGACGGTGTACTGCTCATACACAGGCCGGCGATAGAGGATGCGGACGAATATGGTCCCACACCCATGGAGGTCACAGTGGCAAAGAACCGCCACGGTAGGACGGGGAAAATTGAGCTCAACTGGTACATGAGGAGCGGACGAATACTGGAGGTGCGCCACCGTGGATAGGAGAAGGGCAAGGGCGATCCTGAAAGGGATGGAGATGAAATATCGGGCCATGATCGGCATTGGGTCTGATTTTGACGAGATATATGCGCAGTTTGTGGAGGCGCTGGAAATGGCGGGAAGGGCTCTGGACCATGATTAAATTTATGATCCCATATCCGCCCACCAAAGCGGGTAAGACAGCGTGGAACAAGCGGTACGGGCTGAATGCCTACTACGCCGGGAAACACCATCAGGTGAGAAAAAAAGACGCGCAGGAGCTGCACACCATCGCCTGGGCGGCAATGAAACAGGCGAAGGTCAGAAAGAAAATGGTGACGGGACCGGTGGAAGTCAGATTTTGCTGGGACGATAACCTGGACATTGATAACCACGCCGTCATTGGGAAAGCCGTGGTAGACGCCATGAAGGGCTATTTGCTCCCGGATGATAACCGAAAGTGGGTGCGTAAAGTATCCCACGAGTTTTGGGACGGAGGCGCTATCCTGGTTGAGGTACGGAAATATGAGAAAAATACTGATTTATACCTGTGAGCGATGCGGGATTGAGTTTTCGGGGCGGAACAAACGGAAAGGCCGCATCCTGTGCTCAAAGTGTATGGATATTGAGTGGGAGGCCAGGCGGAGAGAACGGAAACGGACGAAATCAAGACCACAGGGGCAAAGCCTGGCCCAAGTGGCAGCGGAGGCCCGGGCCCATGGGATGACGTATGGGCAGTGGGTGGCGCGGGCAGGAGGAGGAACATAGTGGATATTGATAAGCTGATTGAGGCCATAAGGCTGTGCGGGAGTCAGCCGAACGTCCGGCAGTGCAGAAATTACGCTTACTATGCGGGCGGGGATATGAGCAGATGCATCCCGCGCATGACGGCGGATGCCTCCGCCGCGCTCTCCGCGCTCCGGGCCGAGCTGGAGCAAGTGAAGCGGGAGCGGGATGCGGCGGTGGAGTGTATCCAGTTCATTGTGACATATTTGGAACTTAATTCCACGAAAGACATCCGCAAAACGATTGAGGCGTGGAAAAGCGGCCTGAAGGAGGGATGAGCGATGGCCATCAAAAATTATACATCCGGGGTGGACGTGTACACGAGCCTGGGTGAGATTCAGGGGGCGCTCGCGGCGCATGGGGCGCGACAGATTATGGTGGAGTATGATGACCAGGGACGTCCCACCGGTGTAGCCTTTGCCATTGACACGCCGAACGGGCGACGGGGCTTTATGCTCCCGGCCAACATCGATGGAGTATGCCAAGTACTCCAGCGGCAAAAAGTCAAGGCAGACCTGGCACAGGCGGAGCGGACAGGCTGGCGCAATATCCGGGACTGGGTGCTGGCGCAAATGGCGATCATTGAGGCCGGTATGGTGAGCATGGACGAGGTATTTCTGCCCTATATGACGGATGGGCGGGGGAATACACTGTACCAGCTCTATCAGGGCGGACAACTGGCTTTAGGGGAGGGATAAGCATGGAGAGGCTGACATACTGGTGTGACGATGGCCAGGGCGGCGGAGAATGGCGTGTCAATATTTATGGCCGTGAGGAGAGCGGACTGCACGTTGACCGCCTCGCCGCCTACGAGGAGACGGGGGTGGAGCCGGAAGAAATTGCAGCACTTATCTCGCCTCCAAACGACCCCCTAACCCTGGAGGAGCTGCGGGAGATGGACGGGGATAAAATCTACATCCAACACATCGGAGCCTGTAAAGGTTTTTTCGATGATGAATACGCCCCCTATTACGGCAAATTGGAGCAGTATGTCCAGAAATACAACGGTATGTTAAGAGCCTGTGATTTGCCATCCAAATACTATGGAGAGGCGTGGCTGGCCTACCGCCGCAATCCGGAGGGAGGAGAGGCATGAGGATCCTGGTAGCTTGCGAGGAGTCTCAGGAGGTATGCAAAGCGTTTCGCGCGCGTGGCCATGAGGCGTATAGTTGCGACACAGAGCCGTGCTCCGGAGGACATCCAGAGTGGCATTTGAGATGCGACGCGATTGAGCTACTCAAAATGCAGTGGGATATGATATTAGCGTTCCCACCATGCACGGACCTTGCAGTAAGTGGGGCAAGGTATTTTGCCAGGAAACGGGCAGACGGGAGTCAACAGCGTAGTATTGATTTTTTCATGCGGTTCGCGAATGCTGACTGCCCGAAAATTGCGATTGAGAACCCGGTTGGCATTATTAGTACCATATGGAGGCGGCCAGACCAGATCATACAGCCATGGCAGTTCGGGCACGGGGAGACAAAAGCGACCTGCCTGTGGCTTAAAGGACTCCCAACACTGACACCGACCGATATCGTAGGAGGTAGGGAGCATAGAGTCTGGCGGATGCCACCCGGGGAAGACCGGGCAAAACTGCGTAGCAAAACATACAGTGGTGTAGCCAAGGCAATGGCCGAGCAGTGGGGATGAGCATGGAGGGGAGGGCGGACAGCATGAGAGATGGGATTAGCGTCAAGGAGAGGATGCCGGACCCGCCCGGCGGGGAAACAAAAAAGCCGCCCCATCACAGGGGCGGCTTGGCGCGGGGGAATGCGCGGTAGAGCGCACATTACAGCAGCTCCCTCACATCCACGCCCAGCGCGTCCGCAAGGGCCAGGGCATTGGTAAGGGTGACGTTGCCCATCTTACCCTCGCCCTGCTCGATGCGCTGGATTTGCCTTGTATTGACGCCGGACCGCGCTGATAACTCGTCGAGGCTCATGTGCTCACGGCGGCGGGCCCACTCCAGATTTGTGATTGGCTTATTGCGGCAGTCGCGTCCGTAAGACACTAGGGAGCAGACGGTACAGTCGCCGTCTGCCCGGATGCAGTCTCCGTATTTTCGCCTCATTTGATCACCTGGTTGTAGTATCCGTGCTCACCGTCGTTACCGAGCCGCTCCACGTCATCCAGACTATATCCCCTAAAATACTTGATTTGAGGCGGAACTCCCAGGCCGGGGAGGTCAGGGTGATGCTTGTACAGGTAACGCATAAGCTGTATTTTGACAGGCTCGGTTAAATCATCCGGGATGCCGCCAGGCGCGGCTGCGTCCAGGTGGAGATACCCATCTTTGACCTTGCGGTCATCGGACAAGACATCCCATCCACCTGCCGTAAATTTGACTACCGCTTTCCCGCCGAAGTAGGACAAAGCGATAAGAGTGATCTCGTTGGATTTTCCCATGTTACATCCTCCTTTTTTGTTGCCATCGTGAGTTCCGGGGTGAGATTTCTGTTTTTAGATTTCGCTTTGCCATGCTTCAAATTTTGCGATCATCGTATTATCTGATACCCTGTAATACTCCACGATAATCCTTAAGTCCTCGTTTCCCTTTACGAGATTGTCTTTTTCCCACCAATCCCAGTCAAAGTTCTCTTGCACCTCTTCTTCAACGGCCACGCCTATAAGCTTGTTGCTGTATATCTCCTCGTAGTTATATCCGCTCCCGTCAACCCACTCTTTAATCGTGATAACTTCTCTTACTTTCATTTCCTTTCTCCTTCTGCCCTCGCAACCTCCGGGGCGGGACGTTTCCTGCGTTAATATTGCCAAGTGATTTGCTGCCCGTTATCCATATCGACCCAAGCAAGTTTATAAGTCTTTTTGAGGCTGCTGCCGCAGTAGCCGCCAACCGTGACATATACACGGTGCTTCCCGTAGTTTTTCCACTCTCGTGCGTCCAACTTGTAGCTGTCATAGTAGCTCATAATTTTTTCCGCTTTTTCCGTCAGGATTTCGATAGTTCCGTCTGTCAATCCGTAATTTTCCATTTTTGAGTCCTCCTTATGTTTTGCGCTCCTCTTTATGTTCTTATTATACGCTAATATTGTCTTAATGTCAATAGCAAAATGCTAAAATTATCTGATATTTTTGAGGGGGGGAATAACCATTGAATGAGTTCCCGAAGCGGTTGAGGAGGCTGAGGGAGAGCAGGCGTCCAGTGCGGAGTATGGCGGTGACATCCGAACTGATGGGGCTAAGCCACGATGCGCTAAGGCGGTATGAGCGCGGGGAGCGAGAGCCAGGATTGACGGAGCTAAAACTGATAGCCAATTATTACTACGTCAGTTTGGATGATCTTTGTTGGGACGACGGAGAACAAGAGCATAATTTTTAAACATATCGCAAAAACATTTTGCACATGCCTCCATTTGGAGGCGTAATAGCCGGGTCATATGCGACAATGGGAGCGTGGGGGCGAATGACTCACGCTCCCGTCCATTTCCTCCTCCTTTCCCATCGCCGGGCCTCCCTCCCGGCAACGGCCCGCAGGAAAAGCCGTAAACCTGCAACATAGCCCGTAAGGGCTATATGTCCTTGTAGCTCAGTAGGTAGAGCCCGCGGGTTAATAGGCCCGCTAGGGTCGCCGGTTCGAGTCCGGTCGAGGGCACAGAAAACCACGCCGCCGGGTTTACGGAGTGGCGACGATGTCGTCGCTCTACTTTAGAGGCGGACTTTTAGCTCGCTCCAAAGGCCAAAGAGCTGACTGTGGAAAGACACTATACTGGTGGATCGGGGTCGCTCACCTCGCCAGTAAAATCATTAGCGGCCTGCCAGTAGCCATAGCTGGCCGACTCCGGGCAGAATGGCAGCCTTGAGAGTCAAAACCGCGCTGGCCCGCTGAATACTGCCGCAGTCGAGTGGAACGGGCGGAAAGCCGCGTGTCCGGAGACTAACCCAATTATCCGGGGCGGTGTGACAATCCAAGCGGGACAGCGCACATATGCCGCTCCTATCTGCATGAGGATATGGACGGCCCTATGGATGCGCCCCGAGCTGCGGCGGGTGGCCCGTAGCAAATCAGGAGAGGGCGGGTGCCGGAATCCGTCCTCTCCTCAATAAATCGAAACCATATGAGAGGTGGCGATCATGGCTGCACGGCTGACGGATAGGCAAAAAAAGAAAATAGTGGCTGATTATCTGGAAACCGAGAGCTATAACGCCACGGCAAAAAAAAATGGAGTCTGCGGACAGACAGTCAGACGAGTTATTGAAGAATCTCAAGGGATCACCGAAGATCTCAAACGAAAAAAAGAGGAGAACACCGCCGACATCCTGGCCTATATGGACAGCCGGAGAAAGCAGGTCTGCGACATCATCGAGGTGGGCCTTGCCGTGCTGCCGGAGAAGATCCAAACCGCAAAAACTGCTTCCGAGGTCACTACGGCAATCGGGACGCTGATTGATAAATGGGCGCTCGTCAAGAGCGAAGGGGAAGAGGGCAAGGTGCAGGTGATTATTGATGTCTGAGGTGCGGCTTTCTTCTGTTATTGGCCCCGCTTTCCACTTGCTAGCCCGTGACGTGTTCCAGCACGGGCACACTCACTACGACCTTTCCGGTGGGCGTGGCTCCCTGAAATCATCTTGTGTGTCATTGCTGGTCCCATTGCTTTTGATAAATAATCCGTGTACTCATGCATTGGTGCTCCGCAAGGTGGCAAACACCATTCGGGACAGCGTGTATGCTCAGTATCTTTGGGCAATTGGAGAGCTGGGCATGGCGCAGTATTGGGATGCCAAAGTCCAGCCAATGGAGCTGATTTATAGGCCGACCGGGCAGAAGATTATGTTCCGTGGCGCTGACGATCCCATGAAGATCAAGTCTATCAAGGTGCCGTTTGGCTATATCGCTGTCACACACTTTGAGGAAAAAGACCAGTTTGCTGGGCGAGCTGAAATCCGCACTATCCTACAATCCACCATGCGCGGAGGCTCCAAATTTTGGAATTTTGAGAGCTACAACCCGCCGATCAGCCGGGACAACTGGGCCAATAAGGACAGCCTGGAGGAGCGGACGGACCGGCTGTGCCACAAGAGTACATACCTGGAGGCCCCGCCTGAATGGCTGGGGGCGCAGTTTTTAGCAGAGGCCGAACACCTAAAGGAAACAGATGAGCGAGCATACCGGCATGAGTACTTGGGCGAAGCTGTCGGGACTGGCGGAAATGTGTTTGAAAATCTGGAGCTGCGGGAAATCACGGATGAAGAGACGTCTCGGTTTGACCGCATCTATCAGGGTGTGGACTGGGGCTGGTTCCCAGACCCATTTGCCTTTATCCGTCTCCACTATGACCGAGCCAGGGAGACAATATACCTAATGGACGAGATATACAAAAATAAGCTGACCAACGAGGAGAGCGCGAAGTTGATTCTTTCCAGAGGATACAAGGATGCTTACATTACCTGCGACAGCGCAGAGCCTAAATCATCAGCAGACTATCGGGCGATGGGCCTCCCGGCCAAAGAGGCAATCAAAGGGCCTGGGAGTGTGGAATACAGCATGAAGTGGCTTCAGCGCCGGAGGATCGTAATTGACCGTCGCAGGACGCCGAATGCCTATGACGAGTTTGTAAACTACGAATACGAGCGCAACAAGGATGGGGACATCATCAGCGGGTATCCTGACGAGAATAACCATCTGATCGACGCGACACGGTATGCGCTGGAGCGCGCGTTCCGCAGAATGGGGGTGACCGCTTGAACGTAATCGACAAACTCAAACAACTGGGCTACGCCACCGTGCCGGAGGAGTTTTACACAAAAGTGCAGGAGTGGAAGTCCTGGTATGTGGGAGATGTGAAGGGCTTCCACCGGTACAAGGTCCGAAACGGAACGAGCATGGTCCGATGCAAGCGGTACACTCTCAACATGGGTAAGAAAATCCCGGAGGACTGGGCAAACCTCCTGATGAATGAGAAGGTAAAAATCACTTTAGAGGGGCAGAAAGAGCAGGCGTTCGTTGACCGAGTGTTCACTGAAAATAATTTCCTGGTCAAAGCAAACGAGATGCAGGAAAAGGCGTTTGCTCTTGGGACAGTGGCTTTTATTCCGCGTGTGGTGGGAATGGAGGCAAAGGAGACTGGGCCCGTTCCAGGCAGCGCAAGAGGCATTGTGATGGACTATGTGACCGTGGAGCACATCTGGCCGCTGGCGTGGCAAAACGGAATCATTACGGAGTGCGCTTTTGACAGCATTGTTACCGTAAACGGAGAGCAATACTGTTACCTGCAAATCCACCACAAGGTCAACGGGCTGTATGACATTGAGAACCGACTATATAAATACCGGAACAACAATGTGGACACCGAAGTGGGCTTAACCTCTGTGCCAAACTTTAAACGGGTGCCACGGGTGGTACATACAGGGTCTGACCGGCGGCGGTTTGTCATTGACCGGCCCAATATCGCAAACAATTTTGACGATTCCCCACTTGGAATATCCATCTATGCAAATTCCATTGATGTTTTAAAGGGCGCAGACGTGGCCTATGACAGTTACGTCAACGAATTTGTCCTAGGGAAAAAGCGCATCATGGTCAAGCCATCTGCCATGAAATACCTAGACGGAGAGCCGGTCTTTGACAGCGACGATTTGGCCTATTATGTGCTCCCAGAGGATGTGAGTGACGGAGCAGTTATTACCCCAATCGATATGACCCTCCGCACACAGGAGCACAATACAGGCATCCAGGACCAGCTCAATTTGTTGTCCAGTAAGTGCGGTTTCGGAGAGACCTATTATCGCTTTGATGGTGGGAGCATCACCACGGCGACACAAGTTATCAGCGAAAACTCCACCATGTTCCGCACGATCAAAAAACATGAAATCATTCTGGAGCAAGTGCTGGTGGAGCTGTGCCGCATTATCCTCCGCCTGGGCAACGCGTCCATGAACGCCGGACTGAATGAGGATATTGAGATCTCTGTGGACTTTGATGACAGCATTATTGAGGACAAATCGACAGATTTTTCCAGAGATATGCAGTTGCTTCAAGCGGGCATCATGAACGATTGGGAATTTCGGGCCAAATGGATGAATGAAAGCCCGGACGAAGCAAAAAAAGCACTTCCTCGGATGGAGGACTTAACCACGGAAAGTCAAACAGAAGTAGAATGAGTGTTATTTTTGCTTTCCTCTAAGCGGTTTCGTCAATGAATCTTCGGGACTCCAACCTAGCCTTTTTATTCTTGCGGAAATAGCATCCGTGCTTAACCCTGTTTCTTCCGACCATTGCGATGCTGTTTCCTACTCGCCCACCGGCAGTTGTCCGGCGAATAATCCCTTTCGCAATCAATACGATCTATGCTCAAATTATCGGCGTAGCCAGAAGATAAGGCCCATGACCTAAACGACGTGTAATCGTCAAGCCATTCTTTGCATACACAAATACCTCTGCCTCCGTAATTTTTGTAACTGATATTGTTTGGGTTGTAACAACGTTTTTTCATTGCCCTCCAAATGTCGTATATGCGTTCTTTCTTTCGGTTCGACGTTGCGCCGTGAGTTGTTGCCCGTTTTTTCGATAATTCTGCGCTAAGACACCCGCAAGATTTTGTTTTTCCTATCTTCAATTTGTAAGGGGGTGATGCCCGGATGAAATATCCATTCTCCTGAATTATTGGACGCCCTCCCGGAAGAAATAGCCGGACTTTACCGCAGCCTGGAGGCAACCCTCCTTGACGAGATATGCTCCCGCCTGAAGCTGTCCGGTCAACTCAACGAGGTCACGGTGCAGGACATACGGGCCCTTCGCTCCCACGGCATCGACCTGACGGAGATCGAAAAGGCGATCCAGCGCACCGCAAGCATCAGCCAGAGCGACCTCGAAAAGCTCCTGGACGATGTTGTGGAGCGCAACCAAAGGTATTACCAAGAGGTCATGGACCTTACTGGGGTGACTGCTCCTGAGACGCTGGTGAGTGCCGCCGACATCGCCGCCATTATGGCACAGGCGCAGAGAGAAATTGGCAACCTGACCCGATCTATGGGCTTTCTGGTGGACAATGGCCGGACAATGCTGGCCCCGGCGAGGGCCTATCAATGGGCGCTGGACAATGCAGAAATGCAGGTCATGAGCGGGGCCGTCTCGTACAACCAGGCCATCAAAAACGCCGTCAAACAGCTTGCAGACAGCGGAATACGCAAGGTTGACTATGAGAGCGGCCACCGTGACCACATTGATGTGGCTGCCCGCCGGGCAGTGATGACAGGCGTGTCCCAACTCTGCGCCAAATACACAGAGCAAAGTGCGGAGTATTTGGAAACGCCCTATTTTGAAATATCCGCCCACATCGGGGCGCGAGATACCGGCGTCGGCTGGCAGAACCACAAGGCGTGGCAGGGCCGGGTTTACTCCATCAGGGCCGGGGACAAATATCCGAGCATCTACGAGGTATGTGGGCTTGGCTATGTGGACGGCCTGGAGGGTGCTAACTGTCGGCATAAACGATTTGCTTTTGTGGATGGCGTGATGGAGCGCACATATACCGACGAGGAGCTGGCCCACATAGATGATGGGCACGACGTGGACTTTGAGGGAAAGCACTACACGGCTTATGAGGCCACACAGAAACAGCGGCAGATCGAGCGAACCGTCCGCAAGCTGAAACGTGAACAGACAGCATATAAGGCCGCAGGGCTGACAGAGAACGCACAGGCGGTGACTGCCCGCATCCGGCGGCTGAACAAAGAATACAAAGCGTTCAGCAAGGAAGCGGGGTTGCCGATGCAGATGGAGAGGATGAGGGTATATGAAGAAGTAAAAGTAGTTGAAAAACCTGCTGTTCGTGATACAATAGAGAAAACGAACGGCGGGGGTTCTCCTGTGCATACTGTCGGAAGAATTGATGTTGAGAAATATAAGGTAGTCGCAGATAAAATCCAGACCGATGAAGTCATTATTACTGATGAGCGGATCGAGCACATTAGAGAGCGCCATCCAAATGATTTTGAACGGTATTCACAATATCTCAAACAGATTGTTGAAGAACCTGACTATATTCTGGAGGCAAATAAGCCAAATACAGCATTTCTTTTGAAAGAGTTTGTAGAGGCGGATGAAAGATTTCAGCTTATTTTGAGACTTGCTGTTGAGGGGGACATTCCGGGATATAAGAACTCTATCATTACATTTCTCAAAGTGGAGGAGAAGCGTTACAGAAGATACTTGCGCACGAAGAAAATGCTTTACAAATCTGAATAAAACGGCTATAATTCAAGTAGAATAGAATGGTTCTTTGAGGTGGACAATTTCGTGGCATCCACACGCCGATGGTATTGACAGGGGAAACCCGAGAGATGCAGGAGAACGCCACGCCTGCCAAAGAACCAGACTACGAGGGAAGGAGGCCGCAGAGATGTGGCTTCCTTTTCCCTTGCTCGGAGGGAAAATGATTAAAGAAGATATTTACGGGAAAAAGTGGTATTGCTGTCCCCATTGCGGAAAGTCTCTTTTCCCAGTCCGAACAGATACCAAAATACAACATATGCCATTTCGATGTAAAGCTTGTAAGCACGACATTGAAGTAAATATTGCATAGAGCCAAGAGCCTGTGAGCCAAGAGCCATTGATTGCTGAACAATCAGCAGTTGATGGCTCTTTTTGTTTGTCAGAGAAGACGCTAAAACCCAAACGGCAGAGAAGCCGAAAATCCCAAACACAAGACAGAGAAGTCTATAAAACCCAAAGGAGAAGCATTATGGCGAACATTGATACAAGCACTATTGAAGGGTTTGACGGCATGACCGCCGACGAAAAAGTAACGGCGCTGCTCAGTTTTCAAATCCCCGACCCTGTTGACCTGTCTGGATATGTGAAAAAGGATGTCTTTGACACGAAAGCAACGGAGGCCGCCTCCCTCGCAAAGCAGCTGAAAACGAAAACGACAGAGGCGGATACCGCCGCCGGGACGCTTTCCACGACACAAGCAGAGTTGGAGGCGCTCAAGCGAAGCTATTATGTCGCATCCAAAGGCCTAACCGGCGAGGAAGCGGAGTTCATCGCCTTCAAGGCCGGAAAGATGGTGGACGATAAGACCACCTTCGAGCAGGCCGTGGACGCGCTGACTGCTGACCGAAAGAAAATCACTTTCGATTGGACTGCTCCTGTGGGCGGCGGAAACACGAAAACAGGAGAAAACGATGTAATGAACGCCCTGATTCGGGGCGCACTCAAGTAAGAAAGGAGCCTATCAATGGCTGACATTATCGACAGAAGCAAACTTTCCGGGCTTATCCCCGAGCCTGTGACCCGTGAGATTATCCAGGGTGCCGTAACGGAGTCCGCCGTGCTGCGGATGGCCCGGCGGCTGCCCAATATGACCAGCAAGACCCAGACCCTCAATGTGCTGGATGCGCTGCCCACCGCCTACTTTGTCAACGGCGAGGCGGCCACCGGAGCGAACGACTCCAAGGCGTCCCTGAAAAAGACCACCAACATGGCGTGGGACAAGAAGAAAATTTACGCTGAGGAGATCGCCGTCATTGTCCCTATTCCGGAGGCAGTGTTGGATGACAGCGATTATGATATTTGGGGCGAGGTTCGTCCTCGTTTGACTGAGGCATTCGGCAAGGTGATCGACGCCGCAATCCTGTACGGCACGGACAAGCCTACCTCCTGGCGCGATGGCCTTGTGCCCTCGGCCACCACCGCAAGCGCTGTTGTGACGGCTACTAGCGATATTTTCAAGGATATCATGGGCGAGGGCGGCGTAATTGCTAAAGTGGAGGAGAGCGGTTACATCCCAAACGGCGTAATGGCTGCCATTCAGATGCGCGCCAAGCTGCGCGGTCTGGTGGACAAGAACGGTCAGCCCATCTTTAAGACCGATATGCAGGGAGATACCCGCTATGCCCTGGACGGTATGTCCATGTATTTCCCCGTAAACGGTGCTTATGATCCGGAGGAGTCCCTCGCTATTGTGGGCGATTGGAGCCAACTGGTTTATGCGATCCGTCAGAATATGACCTTCAAGATCTTCGACAGCGGCGTGGTGCAGGACCCCACCACCGGAAACATCCTCTATAACCTGATGCAAAACGATATGGTGGCGCTCCGCGCGGTCATGCGTCTGGGGTGGGAAATCCCCAACCCAATCAACGCTTATAATGTCGGGAATACCAAGGCTTTCCCGTTTGCCGTCTACGCCCCGGCGGGGGAATGAGTGCGCGCCTCTCGGGGCTGACGATTGGCGCGCTGATGCTTACTCCGCCGTTTGACCCAGACACGACGGAGTACACAGCCACAACCACAAATGCGACCAATACGGTGATCGCTACACCGAAGGATGAGGACGCCACAGTCACCATCCTGAACGGCGGTGCGCCGGTTGAAAACGGCACCGCCGCAACGTGGGTGGACGGCGCAAACACCCTGACCATTACGGTGAAAAACGGGACGGCCCAGAAAGTTTATTCCGTAAACGTCACAAAATCGACCTAAAAGGAGGCTTTGCAATGGCTTACGCAGACTATGAGTATTACACAACCACATATCTGGGGACAGCCATTAAAGAGGCCGACTTTCCGCACCTGTCTCTGCGTGCAAGTTCCTTTTTGGATTACTACACGCAGGGCCGGGCGGCCCAAAACTCAGACCTGGATGCCATAAAAATGGCGTGCTGCGCTGTTTCGGAGCAGTACCAAGTCATCGATACAGCGCGAGCGTTGGCACAAAAAGCACTGTCCTCCTCCCTCTCTTCTGAGGGGGGTGAGCTGCAAAGTCAGACTGTTGGCAGCTGGTCCAAGACCTACAGAAGCGCTGGGGACAGTGCTGCACAAGCAACAGCCTCCGCCTCCTCCGCCCAGGAATTGCTTGCCAATGTTGCTAGTCAGTATTTGGCCGGTACGGGACTCCTGTATCGTGGGAGGAGGTGCGGCTGTGGATATGTTCCCCCATGTTGTGACAGTCTATAACACAGAAACCACGGAGCTCCCTGAGAACAATTTTGAACCATCCCTAGTCAATCATATCACAGTACTGCGTGGGGTCCTCCTGGATGCTTCCAAGGGCTCTAACGTGGCGAAAAGCGGCTTAGAGGGTGCGGACGCGGTAATCCTCTATATTCCGGTCAGCGTGGAGGCCGTGGACGGTGTGACCGGTGCGGCAAAGCGGTACATTGGCCCTATTGAGTTCTGGCGATCGGATGATAAATCCTCCCTATGGACCCTTTCTGTGAGCCGCAACTGCTTTTTTGTCAAGGGGGAAGCAGTACACCCGGACTGGACAGTACAGACTATAGAGGCCGCCTATGACGACGTGTATGACGTGACAAAGGTAGATTTTAAAGACTTCGGTGGGGATATGTCGCACTGGGAAGTCGGGGGGAAATAAAGTGCTGAAATTCACGGTGCACACCGATGGCTTAGAGTCCATCAAGGACAAGCTGGCTGAGGGATGTACTAAAGCGGAGCATACTGTGGCACTCCAAGTGAGAAAAGACACGTCGCCGTATGTGCCGGCGTTGACAGGCAGCCTGGATACACGGACACGGGTTGACGGTTCGGAGGTGATATACCCGGGCCCATATGCCCGCTATCTCTATTACGGCAAAGTCATGGTGGATTCTGCAACCGGGAAAGGCCCCATGCGCATTGTGAGTGAGGATGGGACAGAGGTAATCCGATTCCGCAAGGGAGCAAAGCTAAAGCCGACAGATCGGGACCTTAAGATACGGCGTTCTATGCACCGCAAAGCGCAATCTTATTGGTTTGAAGCCAGCAAAGCAAAGAATCTTCCCAAATGGCTGCGTGTGGCAAAGGAGGCAACATTGCATGAGCTCAAATGAAAAACAGAGGTTGTCTGTCTCTGCGTCAGAGCGCAGCAAGATTGACCGGAAAGTTTTGGCGTGGCTAAATCAATACCCAGGCTTGCCGATTTCTGTAGTAAAAACAGAGCCGCAGCTGCCAATCAACGAAAGGGGAATGGCGCTGTCTGCTTCCACAAACGCCTATTACAGCAGACACTTTATTCTTGGAGGCTATCAAGCGGAGTATTCGTTCAAAATTATTTATCGTATTAAGCCGGGAATTGGCAGTATGGACGCAAGGCTTGACGCACTGGAAACATTAAATTTGATGGGAGACTGGTGTAGCGAAAACTTCCCTGACTTGGGCGAGGAAATCCGTGTGCAGAAAGTAACCCCAACATCCTCCGCAGAACTTTATGCCCCGTATGAGAACGGAGACGAAGATTATTTTATCGAAATGAAGCTGATCTATGAGGTCGGCGTTTGAAAGGAGAAAGCATAATGGCAGACCTTGAATTTAACACTACGGCGGGCCAGACCATTGCCCGAGAACTTCTGATTGCCTATCTTAACACAGGGACCGCGGAGTCTCCCTCATGGAGTGCGTTCGGCAAGCGCGTGGAAGACTCCGATGAGGAAATGGACTGGAGCCAGGAGTCCACGCAGGACATCCTGGGGAACACCTGGACCACCATGAAGAAGCCCATCATTACCCAGTCTTTTGACCCCATCCCTATGGACGCCGGAGACGCTGCCGCAGTAAAGCTGTGGAATCTTGGTGTAAAGGACCAGAACGCCCAGTCTCTTGCCAACCAGGATATGCTGATCGCTCATTTCTACGCTGATTCCGGCGAGGCCACCTTTGCAGAGCGGTACAGCGGGAGCGCCATTGCCGTGACCCGCATTGGCGGCGAGGGCGGAGGCAACCTGGAAATTTCCACAGAGATCACCTACGGCGGCGAGCGTACCCTTGGTACGGTGACGAGAACCGGCAGCACGGTCACCTTTACTCCTGACGGGGCGGTGTAACACATGAAGGAACTGAACTTTGAATCGGGCCTTGTTACTTACTCCCTGAACGGAAAGTGTGAGGTCACATTTAACCCAACCGACAGCAACTTTGTGGAGCGCCTTTATTCCGCCTTTGAGGAACTAGACAAGAAGCAGGAGGGGTACAAGGCCCAGGTCGAGAAGATGGCAAACAAACGAGAGGTGTTTGACTTTGCCAGGGAACGGGACGCGGAAATGCGGGGAATCATCGACGGCCTGTTTGGCGTTCCAGTGAGTGATGTACTCTTTGGCGATATGAACGTTTACGCTGTGGCCGCTGGGCTTCCGGCGTGGTGCAACCTGATGCTGGCCGTGATGGACGAAATCGACAGCACATACACCAGAGAACAGAAATCAACCAATCCGCGCATTGCAAAATACACTGCAAAATATCAGAAGTACCACAAGTGAGGTAGTACGGCATGGGTTACGGACTCCCAAAAAGTGTTGAAATAGACGGGCAGGAATTTGCCGTTCGCTATGACTTCCGGGTCATCCTGGACATTTTCGAGGCAATAAACGACCCGGAACTAAGCGACGAGGACCGTGCCCTTGCCGTGCTCCATATGTTCTATGTGGACTTCGAGGCGCTGACCGACTACGACGTTGCGTTAAAAGAGTGCTTCAAATTTATCAACGGCGGCCAGGAGCAGGAGTGGCAAAAAAAGCAGCCCCAGCTTGTGGCGTGGGAGCAAGACTTCCAGTACATCGTGGCGCCGGTCAACCGGGTGCTGGGCTATGAGACCAGGGCGTTAGAGTACGACCAGGAGGGCAACACAGGCGGCGTACACTGGTGGACCTTTCTTTCCGCGTACATGGAAATTGGAGACTGCCTGTTCGCTCAAATCGTTGGCATTAGAAGCAAAAAGGCAAAAGGCAAAAAGCTGGATAAGACCGAACAAGAATTTTACAGAAAAAATAAAGAAATTGTAGACATAAAGGTCTGCTACACAGAGTCGGAGGAAGCACTAATCAAGGCGTGGACATAAAAAAGCCGCCCCCAAAGGAGCGGCCTTGGTCATCCATTTGGGTAGACCGTAATCACATCGCTTTCCGTCAATTGGTTCAGCGTCTCGCTATTTAAGACAGAAAGGCGGAACTCCACTTTTTCAACATCTTCAAGCGGCGTCTCACAGAACACGATGAAGGAGCCAGTCACACTTTTCCCTGAAAGAGCAGTCACGGGCAAGCCTGTCCCTGTGGAACAATGAGAATTTTCCACATAGACATCATCGAGCACGTACATTTGCTCTACGTCGCCTGTGTTGTCCACGGAGAGGGAGACATAAAAGCACCCATCCACTAAGTCGGAGCTGGAGCAGCCCTTGTACTCCGCCTCGAAGCCATCACCGGAAAATGTCAAGGTTTTGGCTGTGTGGTCGCCCTGAGTGTTCTGGGCGCTGGACGTTCTACCGCCCATGGAACCGGCCACGACGGCCACACAGCCAATGACGGCGATCACCGCTACCACCGCGCAGGCAACATAGACGCCCTGGTGCTGTTTCGCCCCGCAGCGGGGGCAGGCTTTTTCCGACTTTGCGATTTCCGCCCCGCAAGTCTTACATTTCATCAGTTTTCCCATTTCAATTTCCCTCCAAAGGTGGTGATTTTATGGCAGCAGATGGTTCCATCATCATTGACACCAGAATTGATGATAAAAAAGCGCAACAGGGACTAAACCGACTTAACCGGAAGATTCAAACGCTCAACGACCAAATTTATGTCAAGCAACAGCAGAAAATGCCTTTGGTGGAACAGTCAAAGGAACTGGGTGCGCAGCTTGACGCCGCAAAGGCAAAGTTGGCTTCTCTCCAAAGCACAAGCTACGGCGGTGTAGGTAAAGCGGAAATCCAGGAGCAAAAGGAGCAGGTGCGTCTGCTTCAAAGCGAATGGAACAAGGTACAAGGTCAGGTTGAAAGCTACAACAACGCAATCAGTAAGGCAAGCTTAGAGCTTAACCTGTCAAAAGAGCGGGCCGGAGCCATTCAGGCGCAGCTTGCTACCGGAAGCGCTAGTGGGAAAAAACTGGCTAATTCGATGAATCAGGCCAGAAAACAGGCGTCTCGTTTTGCTGACAACATCGGGCGGGCAATCGGAATGAGCCTTATGTTCAGCTTTGCGTTCCGGGCGGTGACTGCGTTTACAGAGTGGATGGGGAAAGTCATCAAAGTAAACGATGAAGCGTCGGAAGCCGTTGGACGGCTCAAGGGCGCTTTACTGACGATGGTTCAGCCGCTTTTCAACGTCATTATACCAGCCTTCACAACATTTGTAAATATTCTGAGTCGAATCGTCACCGCCATATCGAGCGTTGTATCCGCTATGTTTGGCATGACGCAAGAGCAGGCGGCAAAGGCGGCGGAGGAACTGTATAAGGAAACAGAAGCCCTGAACGGTGTAGGGAACGCGGCAAAAGACGCGGAGAAGTCGCTTGCCAGCTTTGACACCATCAATAAGCTGTCTGAAAACGAACAAGGGAGAGGCGCTGGAGCGGCTGCTTCGAAGGGCATCAGCCCGATTTTTGAGGATTTTAACACAGAAGAATACAAGCGGAAAATTGACGAGCTGACGGCGTATGTTTCTGGTGCACTACTTGCACTTGGCGCTCTTCTTGCCTTTTCTGGCGTCAATGTCCCCCTCGGCCTTGCGCTTATGGCGGCGGGAGCAATCGGACTTGTTTCTGTGCTCGCTGAAAACTGGGGCGCTCTTGATGGTCCTTTGCAAGCGGCCATTACAAGAGTCCTTGTAATTCTTGGCACGGCAGCTTTGGTAATTGGTGCAGTATTGGCGTTTTCCGGTGCAAATCTTCCTCTTGGCATCGGGCTTATTGCGGCTGGAGCCGCGGCTCTTGCAGCGGCGGCGGCCATAAACTGGGGGTCAATGGATGCCGAAGTGAGAAACACCATTACCGGCATTTTGGAAATCGTAAGTGGTGCGCTTTTGGTTCTGGGCGCTGTCTTTACATTTTCTGGTGCCAATATCCCCCTTGGCATTGGGTTACTGGTGGCTGGGGCCGTGGCTCTTGCAGCGGCCATTGCGCTTAATTGGGATGGCGCGACCACAAGTATTAAACAGGTAGTCACAGACATTTTGCTTTTGGTGGGAACAGCTTTTCTGGTGATTGGCGCGGTTCTTATATTTTCTGGCGCAAATCTTCCTCTTGGCATCGGGCTTATGGTAGCTGGAGCCGTTGGGCTGGCTTCTGCCGCCGCCTTAAACTGGGAAACCGTTCAGGCGGCTTTACAAGGCCCTATTGGAGCTATTATCGCCGCTGTCAGCGCAGCACTTCTTGTTCTTGGCGCGGTTTTCGTTTTTACTGGCACAAACCTCCCTCTTGGGATTGGCCTTTTGATCGTGGGGGCCGTAGGACTTGCAACAACGGCAGTTGTTAATTGGGAAACAATTCAAACGGCAATGCAAGGCCCCATCGGGGCGGTGACTGCAATAGTTAGCGGCGCTTTGCTTGTGCTTGGCGTGGTTTTGCTGTTTACCGGGGCCGGTATACCGCTAGGACTTGGGCTGATCGCCGTAGGAGCTGCCGGGCTTGTTCTCGCAATCACGCCAAACTGGAATTTCATTCAGGATGCAATTTCTGGGGCCTGGGACAGCTTTGTATCCTGGTGGGATGCTGGGCCAGCCAAATTCTTTACGCTGGATTATTGGGCAAACCTCGGGGAAGACATACTCAATGGTTTGCTTAACGGGCTTAAAAGCGTTTGGTCGAGTGTAACAAACTGGGTGTCAGAAAAAGTCGGCTGGATAACAGGCCAATTCACAGACGCAAAAAATTCTGCGCCAACAATAAATTCTTCCTCAACCAGAATGTCTGCTGCTATTAGCACAAAAAGCATTCCGGCTCTGGCCCGTGGCGCCGTCATTCCGCCCAACCGGGAGTTTTTGGCTATTCTGGGTGATCAAAAGAGCGGGACCAATATCGAGGCCCCCGCATCTGAAATTGAAGCTGCCGTTGCTCGCGGAATGCAGTCGGGCAGTGGGGTTTACGGCGGCCAGCTCACGATTACTATAAAGCCCGCATCCGGGTTAACGCGATACCTGAGTTACGAGCTGGACGACGAGTCAAAGCGGCGTGGATATAAATTAGTCAAGGCTTGAAGGTGATACATATGAGCGCAAATTATATCAAAATCAATGGTCAGTCCTTCGACGCCAAAGTAGCGATCTCAGACTACGAAGAAAACTTTAACGTGCTGGATGGAGAAAATGCAGGGCGAGTAAAGAATGGGAGCATGGTCAGGGATGTCATCGGTACATATATTGGACATAAAATCACTTTTTTCAGCGCAAGCAACGCAGAAGGGTTCGATGCCCTATGGGATTACCTGGTGCAGCACTCTGTGGACGACTTTGTAACACTTGAAGCCGCCGATGGGCAAAGCACCATTATATACGAAGCATATTATACATCCGGCAAAAGAAAAATACGAACGGTGCAGGACGGCGTAAATTACTGGGACGAAATAGAAGTCAATTTTGTCCCAGTTAACCCGCAGGTGACGCCATGAGCTATAAAATTATATATGGGGACCGGACCTTCACAGCCAAGGATATCAAGGAGGGACATTGTTTCATCGGCAATTCCATTGCTGGAGATGAGCTCACAATTGATACCTTGGATGTGACGGTCAAAAGCTTCGACACGCAGTTTTTCCCGCTGACGGACTCGGACGGGTATCTCCTGTGTGATTCAAATGGGCACTTCCTTGTAGCCAGGCCCAGACTGGATGATCTGACACAGTATGTCTATGGCGAGCCAGTATATTACTACCATGACGATGTGCTGATCGGTAAGTTTTTCTTGTCATCTGTGATGCGGGTGGGGCTAATCCATTATAAGCTCTCCTGCATTTCAGGGGTCGGTCTGCTGGATAATACCCAGCATTACGGCGGCATGTACACGGGACAAGCCCTGTCCGATGTAGTCGCAGATATTATTTCCGGCACGGTAGAGTACAGCATAGACGAGGCATATCAAAGCATCCCCGTCTATAACTGGCTGCCCATCGGGACGCGGAGAGAAAACCTCCACCAGCTTTTGTTTGTGATGGGGCTCGCACTGAAAAAAGACGCGAACGGAATGATACGGATCACAGCTCTCACGGACAGCGACCCAGCAGAGATCGAAGAGAGTCGTTTGTTTTCGGGCGGCAGCATTGATTACAACACACCGTCCACGGCGGTTTCGGTCGCGGAACACACATATATAGCATTTGCATCAGACGAAACGGTTACGTTGTTCTCGGGTGAAGCGGCGGCGGAAGATATTATTACGCCGAATGGAGCCAAGGTGTCTGGTGTGCTTGTGCCGTTTGATAACCCGATACACGATCTCCAAATCGACAATGGGGAGATTTTAGAGAGCGGCGTAAACTACGCCGTACTGGCACAGAGCTCAGATTGCCTCCTCACTGGTCAAAAGTATACGCACATTGTACGGGAAATTTTACGCGGCGAGGCTGGGGCCAGCAAGGACAACACCGCTACTGTTACGGACGCGACGCTTGTAAATCTGGCAAATTCCGAAAATGTGGCCGAGCGCGTACTTGCTTACTACAGCAAAGCACGCACTGTCTCCAATGATCTCGTGGTCGGTACAGAGCGCCCAGGCGACCCAATAAGCATGGATGACCCGTTTGGAGACCCCATGACGGGCATTATAAAATCCATGGATATCAATATATCCAATTTGCTCAGAGCGCAAACCGAATTTGTGGAGGGGTACACACCCACCGGAATTGGCAATTATTATGAGCACCTCCTTATCATCACCGAAGATGGGACGGTCACAATCCCGGCAGAAGCAAAAGGCAGGGTGCGCCTTGTCCTCATATCGGGCGGTCAAGGCGGCGCATCCGGCGAAAAAGGCGCAGACGGCACCAATGACAGCCAAAGCGACGGAAACGGCGGTAAGCCAGGAGCGGGTGGTAAGGCTGGCAAGGGCGGTTCCGGAGGCCGCATTTACATTGCCACGATCCCGGTAACTCCGGGACAAACCTTTGCGGTAAAAATTGGGCGAGGCGGAGTCTACGGCTTTTATTCGGAGGACGGATCAGAAGAAGGCTCGTTTGGAGGAGACACCACTTTTGGGGAATACTCCACCGCGAATGGCCGCGCGTCTGAGACCGGGTTTGTCGAAATGTTCAGCGGGGCCGTATACGGGCTGCCCGGTGATGACGGCGTGGACGGCGGCAACGGCAGTGGAGAAGACAAAGAAGGAGAAAGCGTAGTATATAATGGTGTAACATACACACCCGGCGCACAGGGAGAAACCGCGAGATACGAAAGCAGCAAAATGACCGTCGTAGGCATTGGCGGCTATGGCGGCGGTGCAGCAGCAGGCCACAACGGAAAAGACGGCGACTCAGGCTCCGCAACTTATAATGGCGGAAATGGATACGGCACTGGCGGTGACGGCGGTGCGGGCGCGGACGCGGATGCTCCGGCCACTACTCAGTATCGTGGCAGAGGCGGAACGGGTGGCAACGGCGGCGGCGGTGGCGGTGCAGCAGGCGGCGCGTCGAATAACAATGTGGCAACCAATAAATGGGATGGCGAGAACGGTATCGGCGGTGCGGGAAGCCATGGCGGTACAGGCGGCCTGGGAATTGCTTTTTTGTACTATTGAGGTGGTAGCGTGGCAAGTATTATAAAAAAACTGATCAACGGGATTTTGGGCGACGTGGTACAGCTTGATCACTCCGCCCAAGATATTGATGACTCCATAACCAAAACATCTCAGCTCACAGGGCGTAATCTGCTGGACAATTGGTATTTTGCGGATCCGATCAATCAGAGAGGGCAGACTGAATACAGCCTTGCTTATTCTTATGGCCTTGATAGGTGGATCCAAAATGGGATTACTGTAACCAATACTGGCGATGTTATCGCTATCTCCGGGAGCATCGGAGACGATAAAATTTATCAATTATTAGAAGATACAAGTTTGGCATCAAAAACCCTTGCTGTATCAGTGCTGTATGGCGGAGTGTTGACTACTCTTACTGGCGTACCAAACACTTCCCCGTCAAAGCTTGGCTCTAATTGTGCTCTATATTTAGGTCTTGTGGGCGGGCGTCCGTATTGTCAATTTTCGCCGGCCACCACAGGACAAATCGTTGCCATCAAACTCGAACTCGGCACACAGCAGACCTTAGCGCGCAAAGCTGCAGACGGTACGTGGGCGCTGATCGACCCGCCGCCTAATAAGGCGGAAGAACTGGCGAAGTGTCAGAGGTATTTCTACAGGAGAAAAGGGACTGCTCCCTATTCAAATTATGGCAACGGTTATATCAACTCCGCAAATGGTGCATTTATTTTCGTTAATGTGCCAGAAATGCGAGTTGCGCCAACTGTTACGGCAAGCGGCAATTTTAGATTAAGCACGCCAGGAACAGCAATTTCAGTTACTTCAATTTCTTCTGGCGGGGCATCCACTAATGGGCTCCAGCGGATTTCTGCATCTGCAGCAAACTCGTTAACGTCTAATACACCGGTAATGTTGCAGGCAAGCAACGACACTTCTGCACACATTGACTTTTCGGCAGACCTATAAGGAGGCACAACATGGAAGGAACAAAATCCAAAGTGTACGTCCTCCTTGACGGGGACAAGATCATCCGCTGCGAGGGCGGGTATACCATGAGCAACATCCAGGACATTGACGCCTGGACGTACATCGACGAGGGCAGCGGCGACCGCTACAACCTGTGCCAAATCCACTACTTTGACGGGGGCTTATACACTGACGATGGCATCACCCGGTATAAGCTGGAGGACGGTCATGCAGCAGCACGTACCGATGAGGAGATCGAGGCGGACCGTGCAGCGCTGCCCAAGCCATGCCCTCCTGACCTTGCGTCTCACGTGGAAGCACTAGAGGAGATCACCGCAGCAATTGAGAGAGGGCTATCCATATGAGACTAAGAGCAACAGGCCAAACGCTGGAGTTAGTAGAGTCTGAACGACTGGTCTCCGGGTCGGTAGAAATCTACACGGCAGCATTTGAGTTTGATCCGGCCTGGGATGGATATGCAAAAACAGCGGTGTTTACAGACGATATGGGCCGCAGCGCTGAGATTGCATTGACAGATAATGCATGCACAGTCCCTTGGGAAATCCTTCGGCCGGGCAGGTACATCCATATAGGCATATATGGAGTAAATGGGGACAAGCGATATCCGACGATTTACACAGCGAACGGTCTCAGGGTCTTTGAGGGTGCATTGCCCGCAAACCCATCTCAGCCCCCGAGCCCCACAGAGTATGAGCAGCTATTGAGCATGATCGGAGACACAGCGGCCCTTAAAACCACGGACAAGTCCTCTTTGGTTGCGGCAATCAATGAGATATACCAAGCAGGCGGCGGCGGAAAGTCCGTTACAGATGCTCAGGTAAATGAGGACGGCAACCTTATTATTACTCTGTCAGACGGCGCCACCATCAACGCGGGGCATGTAGTGGGCGCGGATGGTGCGCAGGGCCCAGAGGGACCTCAAGGGCCGCCCGGCGCGGAAGGAGAACAGGGACCAGCGGGGCCCAAGGGAGACACCGGGGAGCAAGGCCCGCAGGGGCCGAAGGGCGATACCGGCGCCCAGGGATTGCAAGGCCCAAAAGGAGACCAGGGGGAACCGGGCATCCAAGGCCCGCAGGGGCCCAAAGGTGACACCGGAGACACCGGCCCGCAGGGTCCCGCAGGTGCGGATGGCGTCGGCCTCCCCACGGTGACCGCAGAGGACAACGGCATGTATGCGGGCGTGGTGGACGGAGCGTGGGGCAAAGTGAGCGCGCCGGGTGGGGGCGGAGAGTGGACGCTGATTGCAGACATAGCCTCGCTCAACGAAGAAGTCTCATCTATCATCTTTGAACAGGATGTAGATGGGGCTCCATTCGGCGTCAGCACAATTGTGCTTGGAGGATGCTTTATCACCACAAACACCAGCGACAGCGATCTAAATTTAGTGGCAAATGGTGCAAATAAGGCTCCTATGAGTGGGTTATGTATCAAAAGCGGCGGCGTTGTGACTAGAATGTCATGGGCGTATATTTCCAAGTGGGGGGATATGCTTATGCCGCTCTATGCAAATCAGGGAGGATCCACCACACCCATGCCACATATAAGGGGAATCAATGACCTGTACTCAAATATGGCGGAGAGTGATCCCGGTTGGATTTGAGCGTCCAAAATAACCAAAATTGCATTATCGCCCGGAGCGGGTAATTTTGCCACTGCAACACATTTCCGGGTTTGGGGGAGATAAGCACGTGAGGGTTTATGATAACGGCATCTACCGCGACGCCACAGCAGAAGAACTCGCGGAGCTGGAGGCCATGGGACAGGCCCAGCCTCCCATCTCGCCCACAGAGGCGGAACGGCTCTCCGCGTTGGAGGCGGCCATGCTGGAGCTGATGATGGGAGGGACGGGCGATGGTTGAGTTTATCCGCATCCAGTATCGTCTGGGCCGTCTGACGGCGGAGCAGGTGCGCTCCATGGCCCCGAAGTGGATCACTGCCGATCAGGCGGAAGAGATTATCCATATGTGACAGGCCGATAGGCCGGAAAGGAAAATTATTATGAAGCATCTGTACGAGTACATCAATGAGATCATGGACATCGCCTCCGTCAACCACGCGGAGCCGCAGCACGCCAAGGATATGTTTTTGAGCAATATCCGCAACGCCGGGGACCCCACGCTGCCCCACTACAGGGGCGCGGGGAATGTGGACTACGCCGCGCTGGCGGAGGACCTGCCCAGACTGACCCGAGAGGGAGCGGCCCTCACTCAGGCGTTATTTGACCACTACAAGGCGCTGGTGGAGCTACACAGGGCTGGGCGGTACGCCGAGGCGGTGGAGCTGATGCGCGGGGCTGTGGAGGCGGCTGAGGGCGATGAGTAAGTACGTCGCCTCCATCCCACTGGGGGACATCGAGCGCGTCCAGATATACATCAACAAGTCGGTCAAGACCCTGGCCGAGATCAAGGCGGAGACCGGGGCGGACTATCTGATTAACGGCGGACTGTACCAGGGGCCCAAGGCTGTGTGCCACCTTCGGGCGGATGGGCGGACCTATGCTAAGGACCCGTATACCTACTGGGGCTATGCCTGGGACACAGGGCCGGACATCACCCTGCGCTCTGTCCCGGCGGCAGAGCGGCGGAATTACATCTGCTGTGTGTGCCTGCTGCGGGGCGGAAAGGCGGAAACCCTCATCTACAACCGGGATGTGGGGGGCAGCAGGCCCAGGACAGCCATGGGGATTAAGGATGGGGCGCTGTGCCTCTACTGCACCAACAGCGGGCGGACTCCGGAGGAGCTTCAGGCCGAGCTGCTGGCCCTGGGGTGGGAGAGCGCCGTCATGCTGGACGGCGGCGGCTCCTCTCAGTGCGATCTGGCGGGGAAGCGGATTGTCAGCAACCGGAAGGTACACAACCTCATCTTGGTCTACAAACGTAAGAGGGCCCCATCCGAGCCCGACGACAGCGATAAGGAGGACAAGCCTATGAGCACAAAATACACCGTATGTCTTGACCCCGGCCACGGACCGGATACGGTCAATGGGTCTCCAGACGGGAGTTACAAAGAGAGAGAATTTGCCTGGGATATGTATACCCGCATCCGCCCGCTGTTGGAACGGCATGGCGTCAATGTAATCTGCACCAGGACGGAGGACACCAAGCCCAGTCTGACCGCCCGTTGCGAGGTGAGCAACAAGGCGGGAGCGGACCTGTTTGTCTCTCTGCACTCCAACGCGGAGGGCGTCTCCGGCTGGGGGACGACACGGGGGCTGCTGGTCTACACCTCCAGCGGGCCCATGACGGCCAAGCGCAATGTGGCGGCCACGGCCATTGTCAACCGGGCCCACGAGGCCGGGGTACTGCTCCACGGGAGCGGCGTCGCCCACCAGATCGAGTACACGGTGCTGGCAAAGACCACCGCCCCCGCAGTGCTCATTGAGTATGGGTTCCACACCAACAGGGAGGATGTTAATCTGTTAACGAACAGCTCCTACCGGGACAAGCTGGCGGAGGCCACGGCAATGGGCGTGTGTGACTTCCTGGGCGTTGCCTGGACGGCGGAGAGTGGTGGGGAAGGCACGGATAACCCGGCATCCGATTGGGCCGCTGAGGCGTGGCAAAAGGCCAAGAGCAATGGCGTCATGGACGGTACCCGTCCTGCAGACCCGATTACCCGGCAGGAACTAGCCGTTGTGTTAGATAGATTAAACTTGATTTGACGGAGGTACTTACTATGGATATTACTGAGCTCGGCATTGCGGCGCTGCCCGCGATCACAATCATCTGTCTGCTGGTGGCCCAGGCCGCCAAGGCCACGGCGCTGGACAACAAATGGCTCCCGGTCATCTGCGGTGCGGTGGGCGGTGCGCTGGGTGCGCTGGCGATGCGCATCATGCCGGATTACCCGGCGCAGGACTACATCACCGCCGTTGCAGTTGGCATCGTCTCCGGTCTCGCGGCAACAGGCGTCAATCAGGCCTATAAACAGCTTACCGGAGGCAAGGAGGGCTAAGCGATGGAGTGGACCACAGTAACAGTGATTATCGCCCTTGTGGGCCTTGGGGCGGCAATTATTAAGCCGATTGTATCACTCACGAGGTCCATTACTGAGCTAACAATCCAAGTCAAGGGGCTACGTACCGATATGGATAAGCAGACCGAGCACAACCGAGAAATCCACAAGCGCCTGTGGGACCACAATGATGAGCAGGATGGTCGGCTGGACGACCACGAGCGGCGAATCGGATCCCTGGAGCACAAAGCATAAGATAATCCCTGACTGGGCATTCAATCAATTTGATACTTTGAAGAGGGAGTGTAAATGTGGGAGCGCACGTTAACATGCCCGAAACCCTGAAAAATCTATTGCGGTCGGAGATTGAACAGGCAATTTATCAGGCGAATCTCGGGAAAACAGACACCGGGATAGCGCAGAGGTATTTGATAGAGCAAATACCTCAAATTGATATCGCAGCAGAATACGGGTGCGAGCGCTCCACAATATCAAGACGGCTTCCGCGCATCATTGATAAGGTCGAATCGACTGCCCAAAGGCTAAATTACACATAATTTCACAAAACACGCACACGCCTTCACTGGATTGCCACCCAGTGGAGGCGATTTTTTTGTATAGTAAAGGCAGAGGTGATCCTTATGGGAAACGAGCTGATAACACGGCTTATTAACTGCGGATTTTCCGAGCCAAATGCCAGAGATATCTATTACCGGTATTATATTTGCGGAGATTTTGATGGACTCGAATCCTTTTTGTGCGCAAATGAGAGCATAAAAATAAAAGCAAATGCTCAAATCTCAACTGCGGAGAAAAATGGAGAATGGGAAGATATATCAAATACAATGCAAACCCAGACGGAAAAAATGTAGGGGACTGCACAGTCAGAGCAATTTCTACGGCGCTTGACCAAAGCTGGGAGGAAACCTACATTGGATTAGCTCTCCAGGGGTTTTTGATGGGCGATCTTCCCTCAGCAAATTCTGTATGGGGGGCCTATCTCAGGTCTAAAGGCTTTGTACGCCGTATTGTGCCGGATACTTGCCCAGACTGTTACAACGTGTCTGATTTTGCAGAGGAACATCCGGATGGTACATATATTTTAGCTCTGTCAGGCCATGTGGTATGTGTCAGGGACGGGGACTGGATCGATACATGGGATTCTGGTGGTGGAGTCCCGTTATATTACTGGTGCGAAAGAAAGGATGGATCTTAAATGGCATTTGCTCAACCCTATTTTAGCGGCTATCAGCCTGGGTATTATCAATCACCTATGCCGGATCAGCTTGCGCAACTGCGGCAGAATCAGTTCCAGCCAATCGCGCAGCCCGTAGTACAGCCGCCCCAGATGCAGCAGCCCCCGCAAAATCAGCCCGCATCCAACGGGATTATCTGGTGCCAGGGGGAAGAAGGCGCAAAAGGATTTTTGGTTGCGGCGGGCAATAGCGTGATGTTGATGGACAGCGAGTCCAGCACGTTTTATATCAAGAGCACCGATGCATCCGGTATGCCACAACCGCTGCGGATATTTGACTATACCGAGCGTACAGCTACACCTAAAATTACGGCTCCGGCCAATATGCCTCCCAATGTAGAGTTTGCCACAAAAGCAGAGGTTGAGGCCCTGGCGGCTCGTTTAGACGCTCTGACAAGCAAAGATACTGCCAAGACCACAAGAAAATCCGTGAAGGAGGATACAGACAATGCCTAATCCGCTCTTTTCTATGCTCGGAGGCAATATGCCCTCTATGTCTGGCCCAATGGGTAATTTTGCACAGATGATGCAGCAGTTTCAGCAATTCCGGGCGAATTTCCAGGGGGACCCGAAAGCAGAGGTGGAAAAACTGCTGCAATCCGGAAAAATGAATCAGAGTCAGCTCAACCAATTGCAGAATATGGCGAGACAATTTCAGCAGCTTATGCCCAAATAAAAAGCAGGGGTATCAACCCCCTGCTGCTTTCCAAACAAAGCCCTTACAAGACTTTATTCGTCCCATGTAACAATTGACGATTGTACATGGACTGCAATTATAATACCGCGCTGCATCTGAAATACACGGCCATACTTTTATAAGTTCGCCTGCTTTTGTATATTGCCATACTTGACGGCTATTTTTATTAGCAGCGCCTTTGATACCGCGCATATTACTATCTAACCTAAGCCCAGTTTTGATGGCGTGTCTTGTATTCTGACTATAAGTAACCCATTCTAAATTGTCCGCGCGATTATTTGACTTATCTCCGTCTATATGGTTTACACAAGGAAACCCCTCTGTATTAGGCACAAAGGCTTCAGCTACTACAATATGAATGTACTTGTGTTTAATGGCTCTAGATTTAGAAAGAGAAACAAAGAGATAATCCGTGGTTCCCTTTTTTGCTGCCATTAAATGAGGCTTTTTTGTGTGGTTGTAATTCAGGCTTTTCACTTTTCCTAAATTACTTACCTGATACAATCCTTCATAGCCAACGATGTCTTTCCAAATTTCTTTCATTGCATTTACCCTTTCATGCTCCCTGTTTTAATAAATTGTACGGAAACCGTCAGGGTAACGGCTTGTCGGGAGCGACCCTATCCGCACATAAATATTATAACATAAAATTGAAAAAAGTCTATAAATGCGGCCGCATTTTAGAAAAATTTTACAAAAGGAGATAAAATTATGAGTCTTACATCTGATGGCGCTGTTATGACTATGCCGGTTCAGCCCGCATATTCCGGTGCCTACGGAAGTGGAAACGGCTTTTTCGGCCAGGATTGGATTTGGCTGATTGTACTGTTCCTTTTCTGCGGCTGGGGCAATGGCAACTGGGGTGGCAACGGCGGCGGCATGAACGGCGGCGTCGGTTCTGAGGTCCAGCGCGGATTTGATCACTCCTCCGTTGTAACCAAGCTGGATGGCATCACCCAGGGTATTTGTGACAGCACCTATGCCCTTAACAACGCCATCAATACCGGCTTCTCCAATGCGGAACTGTCCCGGTGCAATCAGCAGTCGGCCCTGATGCAGCAGCTCAACAATATGGCTATGCAGGCTCAGAACTGCTGCTGCGAGACCCAGCGGGCGATTGACGGCGTGAATTACAACATGGCAACCAATACATGCGCCCTCCAGAACACCATGAACAACAACACCAGGGACATTATTGACAATGCCAATGCCAATTCCAGGGCCATCCTCGATTATCTGTGCCAGGATAAGATTTCTACTCTCCAGGCCGAAAATCAGAGTCTCCGGCTGGCTGCGTCTCAGGCGAACCAGAACGCGGTACTCCAGGCGGCAATGGACGCAAACACTGCGGAGATTCTGCGCCGCACCGCACCTCTGCCTGTCCCGGCTTATCAGGTGGCAAACCCCTATACGGGTGTCTATGGAAGCTGCTGCAATCCCTGCGGCTGCTAAACTGCATAACTGCATCTATTTCGTGACATCACGAAATTGTTCGGCCCCGTGCCGATTTTGAACATAGCGGCGGGGCAATGGCCTCGCCGCTTATTTTAACCGCCTCGAAATCGAGGCATTTAGAAAGGATTGATTTTATGGCTGAGTATACGAATATTGGCCCTGTGACTGTAGCCGCTGGGCAGAATGTGCCCCTTACCGAAACTTCCGTATCTGGGGGAAGCTGTATCGTCCATCGTGAAGGAGCTGGCATTGTGACCCTGCGGGGCCAGACTAACCAGTGCCGGGCACGGTACAAAGTGAGCTTTGGCGGAAACATTGCAATCCCCACCGGCGGGGCCGTGTCTCCGATCTCCATTGCTTTGTCTGTGAGCGGTGAGCCGCTTGCCAGCGCAACTGCAATTGTAACGCCCGCTGCGGTGGAAGACTATTTCAACGTGTTCACGGCAGTCTTTATCGAGGTGCCGCGTGGATGCTGTGTGACGGTAGCAGTCGAAAATACCAGCACTCAGGCGATCAATGTTGCAAACAGCAATCTGATTGCCGAGCGTGTATGCTAATGGAGAGGAGAGATATTATGAGCATGAGAGCCTTAGAGGACCTACGCGAAATGCTCTGCGACGAGCTGGACGAAATCGCAAAAAAGCAGGAAATGTCCGCAGGCGACCTCGAAACTATCCATAAACTCACAGACACCATTAAAAACATTGATAAAATCATTATCATGGATGAGGATGGTGGCTATAGCCAGGCCGGAGACTGGGAGATGGAGGGCCGTGGCAATTATGGGCGCGGAAGCAGCTACGCAAGCCGTGGCAAGCATTATGTAAGAGGCCACTACAGCAGAGACGGCGGAGACTATAGCGAGCGCCGCCGCGACAGCATGGGCCGTTATAGCCGAGATGGGGCAAAAGAGCACATGATGACGCAGCTGGAAGAGATGGAGCGTAACGCCAGTAATGACAAAGAGCGAGATGCAATCCGCCGTTGTATCAACCAGCTAGAGTCCACCTAAAAAGGAGGCGGCCATATGTTGGACGCCAAAGAAATCGACGTAGCAATCGCCGAACTGGAGTATAAAGACTCCAGCTATAGTAACTACGCAAAGCTGGCAAGCCTCTACACAATCCGGGACCAAATGACCCGGCATGCAGATCAAGGCTATGAGCGGGCCTACTCTGCAGCACCAGCGGCCCTGGAAGAACCCACTCGTGTAATCCAGTACGGCGACAGCGACTTTTTGCGGGCCGTGGAGGGCAAAGACCCTGCGGCGGTGTGGGATATCATGGATGAGTTAATGGACACGCTCAAAGTAGTCAACACAAGAGTGTACAATAGCGTTATGCGGAAAATAGACGCAGTGTAGCAAATGAGCCCCAGTTTTCTGGGGCTCATTTTATGCGTTATATAATATAATAAAACCGTCAGGTTTTATCATATTATATAACGGCTTAGATTAAATCAAAATCGGCCACTGAATCGCTAGATAAATAGATTTTTTTGACTGTTTTACGCCAAAAAGATTGCTTACCGTCCCGTGGCAAGTCATCATACAACTGTCTCCAGTCGCCCCAAAAGCGGGATTTTAATGCCTCAATGTCAATATCCGGGATATCTTCCGGGATTGCTGCCAGCTCATCATTAAGCGCCCTAAATTGCTTTTTGTAATCCTGGAGGGAGATTAAATCAGATATATAGAGCTCCGACAGCTTGGACAATTTTCTTTGGATCGCGTCTCTCTGGGACTTGTGTGATACAGCTCTCTGCTCATTGCGGCTAATAATTGATGTCTGTACTTTTGCCTCTATGCGGTCCAGCATGTACTCCTCAATTTTTTCCTCATTATAACTTTTATTATTTGAGCACCCGGTCATTTTCCTGCTCGAACTGCACCCGTAGTAATGAGTTTCTTTATACACTCGGGATGCCGAAAATCCTCCCAAGCGATTACCGCACTCGGGACAGATTAAAAGCCCGGAAAAGAGGTACACCCGGTTTTGTGTCGTCTTACGGACAATGCGTCCACGGAGAGAGTCCGCTTTTTGGTATTCCGCTGGCGATATGATGGCGGGTATTGTTATTCCGGCGAAATCCCCCATATAAGCGGGATTAGAAAACATGTATCGCGCCGAAGTGTATGATAGCCCAAGCTCAGGATATGCTCTAATTACCTTTGAGATCGATCCATTTTCCAGGTACATATCGAACGCGGCGCGGACCATAGGCCCGGTCACCGGATCAATGGCCACTGACTTTCCATCCAATTTGTACCCTTTGGGGACATTCCCTGTTATGGGCTCATTTCTCTCTTTTTTACCCTCAAAAACAAATTTAATCCGTTCGCTGGTTCTGTCCGCTTCGTCCTGGGCGACACTGAGCATAATATTTACCTTAAACCGACCGGAGGCCGTGACTGTTTCGTAGTCCTCTTGTGTGGCTCTCCAGGTAACGTTATGGGCATCGAGGACGCGCTGAACCTCATAATAATCGGAAATATTTCGGAACCACCGATCCAGTTTTATGAACAATACCATATCAATTTTATCGGACTCAATGTCCGCCAATAAGCGCATAAATTCTGGCCGTTTTGTATATCTTTTACGAGCACTCTTCCCGGCATCTAAATAGCAATCCACAACTTTCATGCCGTGTTCCTTTGCATAATCTCTTAGATGGGCTTCCTGCTCATCCATGGACAGGCCGTGCCTTGCTTGCTCCTCGGTGCTTACGCGGATATATATAGCTGCGCGAATCATAAACCCCGCTCCTTTCCAAATGCCAGCGGCCTACATTGCGCTTCCCCCTGCATAACCCCGCAAATGTCGGGCGGTGAATTTTTTACTTTAGCTTTTTCCTTTCTTGCTCTCGTTGGATTTGTTTAATACTTTTCTTTGGTGTAGGCAGGTCTTCTGGCATGGTACCGCCCAGTTCTTCAATTGTCTGTCGTACTTTTTTACCGACAGCCTCATGCACATCGCCAGCGTTTTGCTTCCCTTTTACCTCTTCCTTGCGAAGCTTTTCATCAGTTTGGGTTGCGCGGAAAAGATTTGCGGCCAATTCGGTACTTCCCATATGGTCAAGGATTTTTTGACTTTTCTTAAGGCCCTTACGTGCATGAATTTCTCGCATCCCTAATCCGCCGTACAACCCCTGGTATCCACGATTTTGGAAAATAGCATAGTCATATGGGTCTGTTATCCCAGCCATTTGCGCTGCTTCGGCAAGCGATTTGTTGTGTATTATCATCTCTTGACGGATAGCAAGACGCTTCTGGTCTTCTGATAGCTGGTCATAATCTTCAATTAACTCCTGCTGGCGAGTTTTTACAGCGAAATATGTTTGTCCAACTGCAATAACTGGTTTTTGTGAGTCCCCATTCATAACAACCAGATAACAAGCGTAGCGGGTTAGTACATAATCACCAATTTCTCTATGCCCACCACCGCCTATTTTTAGCAATTTGGTAGTCTCGCCGAAATGATCTGAGACTTGATTTCCACTATTTTGGCAGGCTTCCATAGCACGAAAGATAACGCCCTCAAAGTTTCTCCAATCAGAGTACTGTAATACTTGCCCCAATTCTCGAGCAAGCCAATATTCTTGGCCGTATTCATTTATGTGCTTGATTTTCTCAAAAGTTTCTTCGCTATACCTTTCTATATCTGACAATGGTACGGCCTCCTTTCCTTCCCTTTCCCCCGTACGGTGTTGCTACGCCGGGCGGGGATTTTTATTTCAGCCGCTCCCTGCGGCAAAGATGCTATATGATACCACACCAAAAGTCCAATAAACGTCTCTTTTGTCATTGCCCTATAAATTCTACAGGCTTAACAAAATAGAGGGAATTTATTTGGGAGGTGTGGCTATTGCTTTAATAGAACTAATGTTCTAAAATATAAACCATAGTAAAAGTTCACAAATAGTTCACCATTTACTTATTTACATTTTGTGACATATATGCTAATATAATCCAAAAGAAACATTTTCCAAAAAATAAGTATGGGAGGGCGCAAAAAGATGACGCCGAGGGAAGAACCTGTTGATACACTCAGGAAAGAAATTGAACTTGTCCTTGCTCGGAATAAAAATGAAAACTATTTAAAAGCTCTCCTCACGCGTGCCCTTATCCTTGAAAAACTACATAAGGAATAATCAATAAGGCCCCGGGGAACCGGGGCCTTATTTTTTTGTGAAGCCGTCTATCAGTTTTCTGATGGCGGCTTTTTCGTCGTCATCCATAAGCCAATACGCCTTTATAATCCGCTTAATTAGATCATCGTCTGACATATGAATCCGTTCCATAACTTCAAGGAACTCTTCGTCCTCGTCCTTCTGGGTATGAGGCTCGCCTTCTCCGGTACGTAGCCAAAGCTCAGAGATATTAAATTCTCGGCAGATATCGGCAATGGTGCGGTCGCTGGGTTTTCTATCGCCTTTTTCCAGCATCCAAATGTAATTTTTGCTTAATTTTCCAATCTTTTCACCAAATTCTTCTTGAGTTAAATTCGCATCTTTTCGAATTTTTGCAATTCGCTCGTTCACATACTCACCCCCCCATTATAAAATCACCTTGGTCTATCCCAATAGTTTCTCTAGAATACTTCTTAATGACACAAACAACACCTGGTTTCGTTGGTGTTTTTCTGATAAAACGAATTGCGTCTGAGTAACTCAGTCTTATTGCTAACACTTTTCCCCAATCATATCCGCAGATACGCTTTATTACAAAATATCTTCTGCTATGGCATCCTCGTTTGTTACCGCTTTTGCTTAATGCAGCTTTTTTGCAATTTTCACTTCGAGTAATCCAGTGACAATTTGATGGATCATAATCTCCGTTTGAGTCTATTCTATCAATCGTTAGACCATCTTTATAACCATGTGAAACAGCCCATGTGTAGAATGCCTCAAAACTATCGTTCCACTCATCGCAAACATGAATGCCCTTAGAATAATAGTGGTCAGCTATTCCATATATGTAATCGCTCGGAGTTGGTCGACTACATCTTCGCTTCATTCCGTACCATATATTTTTTAATCTCTTTCTGTGGTCTATGTAAATCACCTCTTGCAAAAAGAATACCACTAAAATCTAACTATGTCAATCTTTTTTCTTCTGTTTCAGAAAAAGTGATTGACATAGTTTTATTTATGTGCTATCATAATCTCACAAGGTTAGCTTTTGACGCGTTATACCAAGGTCAAAACGAAAATGGAGGTGAACCAATGAGCATAAACCTTGATAGAGTATCCGATGCACAGATTATAGCGGATCGCCTAGTAGGTCTCCCCAAAGAAGCGTTACTTTATATCGCTGGATATGCAGAGGGTGTTCGAGATAAGCCTAAACGCCGAAAAAAGGTCCATCAGAAGGCCAATGAAGAAAAAGAAGCCCGCCCCTGACGGGGCGGGGCACGAAAGGAGGTAAGAAAAACGAATATTGAATGCACGGGGACTTTACTTCCGTGAAGTCCGCCAGAGCGATGAGGACACAGCTATTTTCTCTGTTTGGCTTTTGCCTTTTGAATCTTTTCAACATAGCTTGCGGCCTTATCTTGATATGCGGGATTCTTTATCCGCTTGACGATTTTCAGGGCATCATCGTAGCGTTTTTGCTTGATGTATAAGTCTGGGAGCCGGAACGTCCATTTTGAACCGTTAAAAAGAAGCCCACCATTTGCCCAGATGTTTTCCCAAAATGCAATCAGGGCTTCAATGTCTTTGTCTTGTTCATATCTTTTTTCGGCTTCTTGGATTTTGGAGAGCTGAGCGTCTTGATTAGCTAACATATTATCCATCGTACGGATTTCTGCAACAAACTTTGGATTTCTTGATTCTTCTTTTTTCAGAAATTCCTCTCTTTTGCTTGCTTTTTGAGCGGTATGTTTCTGCATTTCCCTTTTTACTTCGTCAATGATGTTTCCCCAGTCGTCTCGATGCTCTTGCCCCATGCGCCTGTTGATTTCCCAGACATTAAAGACGGGGCCAAATCTCGCATCCTCCGAAGTTGTATCCTTTTCTTTGTGCATGATTGGTACGTATTTGTTTTCGCTTAGTTCTGTTTCTCCGAGTTTCGTCAATCTGTACTTCCCTTTTTCTGAGTCCGTACAAATAAAACCACGACGCTCTAATTCAGAAAGATAATACCCTATGTTACGCATTCCGTATTCAAACCACCAAAAACCGGGATAGCCATTTTTAGGGTGTGGATATGTCCCATAAGAGCAATATTCGAGCAGAAGGATTTCGGCTACATACAAGCCCCTTTTTGATGGGAATGAAATGGATTTACGCTCTTGGAAGGGGATTACCTTTTTCTCAAAAACGGTGCCAGGGTGTGTAACGCTGACGTAGTAGCTATCAGGCTGATAGTATTGCTTTTCCTCGTTTGGAATCGGTGGTTCGCTTTTGCCAGATGGATTTTGTTTTTTAAGAAAATTAAACAGCCCCATATTTATCTCCTTTCTGCTATATCAGAGCGGCCTACCAAGTAATCTGTGGACACGTCAAGAATATCTGATATAGCAACAAAGGTTTCTAAGTTCGGCTCTCTTGCACCAGATTCATAGTATTGGTAGTTTCGTTCGGTAGTACCTAATAATTCAGCCATTTGCTTTTGCGTCAGTTTTTTTAACTTGCGAATTTCTTTAATTCTTGCCGCAAATTGTGTCATGTTCTTCCTCCAAAATAAAAAGGGTTGACACGAACAACGTTGTCGTATATAATAAGCGCATAACACGAACAGCGTTGGCGTGTTAAATCCAGAAAGGGGCAGGTGATGAAGAATACGAAATTGAGAGAAGCCCGTGAAAAATGCGGACTTACTCAGGCACAGGTTGCCGAGAAGGTCGGAACGACTGCAAGGGCTTATCAATATTACGAGGCGGGAGAACGGGAGCCATCCGTAAAAACCGCCATCCTGATAGCTCGGGCAGTCAAGAGCACAGTAGAAAAGCTCTTTGGGTAAAGGATAACACGACACGAACAAAAAGGCAAGGAGGCTAAGATGTTGGGCTTAGAGATGAGTTGTGTTCAATTACATAGTGGATTGAACATGCTGTACACAATCCAGGAGGCAATGGCGGAGAAATCTGGCGGGCAGGCCAATTACGCAGAAGCGCTTTATGGCGTTTATGACTATCTTAAGTCAGTTGAGAGCAATATCGCTGAGATTGCAATAAAAAGAGCCCCGCCGGGTGGTCGAGACCCAGCGAGGCAGCAAACCTAATTGAAGACGCCAATCAGGCTTGCAGGAAGATTATACCACATCCTCCTTCAAGCCGCAAGTAAAAGGAGGAATTTTACGCATGAACGAAAATGACAAGGTTTCTGATTTGGTCCGGCAGAATCATAATTCCAGAAAACTTACCAGCGAGGCCGTAGAGGCCCTGACTGGGAAACCGCTGGAATGGTTCCTTGAAGCAATAGGCAACAGAAATGAGGTGAAAGAGGATGGAAACGAGCTTAACCAAGACGCACACGACAACAAAAAACAGTAAGGAGGGCGCACACATGGAGCCTGAGAAAAAAGTAGAGAAAAAAATCCTCAAAGAAGAGCACTTGGATTACCTAATCGAATTGTGGCTGAAATACCACAATGAAACCGCTGTAGAAATCAAAAAAATCTATGTTGCATAAGAAAGCCCCGCTTGTCTGGCACCAAGCGGGGCACGGAAGAGGTACACGAAATGGAACGCATACCATCACACAGTAGGGATTATACCACAAGGCGGTGGGTGCCGTCAAGCGCAGTGCGGGACCTCATCCTTACCGGTATTGCCACTGGGATTTGTCTTGCGGCCTGCTGTGCGGTCAACGCACTGGACGCGGGCCCGGACATCGCCCACACGCTGGACAAGCATCCCGGCGGGCCTGTGCTGGTACGGGAGCTGATGGAGGCGGAGCTTATCAACCTCACTCCATTATCGGACGAGCTGTACATAGTCCTGCTGGACGCCTGCGAGGAAAATGGCGTAGAGGTGCCGCTTGCGCTTGGCGTGATCGAGGTGGAGAGTGGTTTTGACGTGGACGCGGTGAGCCCTGCGGGCTGCTATGGACTCATGCAGCTTAACCCGGAGTACTTTCCCAGCGGCCTCACTGCGGGGGGAAACATCCGGACGGGCACGGAGTACCTTGGGAGCTTGTTGGACCGCTACGGAGACACAGGCGCGGCCCTGACGGCGTACAACGCAGGCCACGACACCGGAGATCGGGAGTATGCAGATAAGGTGATCGGGGCGGCTGAGAGGTGGGAGGAGGCGCTTACAGCGTGAGAGAGACCCTGCGGAAAGCAAGAAAAGCGGCTGGGCTGACCCAACAGGCCATGGCGGACAATCTGGGAATTAGCCTGAGATACTATCAGCAGATCGAAGCTGGCGACAGAACAGGCGACTTTACGCTATGGGACATTCTGGAGGACATCACGGGGATTCACCAGAGGATTTTGAGAAATCAGGAGAGCAATTGCGGATAAAACTCACAAGGAGGCCCGAAATATCCGTTATTTCAACGAAGAGAAAGGATGAAGCGCATGAATTACAAAGGTATGGACGCAAACATGCGGTGCAGAGGCGTCCAGTATGAGGTTGGGAAAGAATATGAGACGGATAAAGATGTAGCGTGCGAAACAGGATTCCACGCATGCGAATATCCGCTCGATATTTTTAGCTATTATCCCCCGGCGACAAGCCGATATTTCAGCGTCGAACAAGGAGGGGTGCTCAGCAAATCTGGTGGTGATACAAAAGTTGCATCGACAAAGATTAAGATTGTAGCGGAAATAAGTCTTGCAAGATTGGTAAAAGCAGCCATTGAATATACAAAGAAACGCGCGAACGAAGAGCCCGGAGGGCACGCTACGGGCAACCGGGGTGCGGCATCTGCTACTGGTTACCATGGCGCGGCGTCTGCTACTGGCGACCGGGGCGCTGCGTCTGCTACTGGCTACCAGAGCGCTGCGGCTGCTACGGGCGACCGGGGCGCTGCGGCTGCTACGGGCGACCGGGGCACTGCGTCTGCTACTGGCTACCAGAGCGCTGCGTCTGCTACGGGCAACCATGGCGCGGCGTCTGCTACTGGCAACCAGGGCGCTGCGGCTGCTACTGGCTACCAGGGCGCGGCGGCTGCTACGGGCGACCGGGTCACTGCGGCTGCTACGGGCACCCATGGCGCTGCGTCTGCTACTGGCTACTATGGCGCTGCGTCTGCTACTGGCGACAAGGGCGCGGCGGCGGCTACGGGAGAACGGGGCAATGCATCTGCTACGGGCTACCATGGCGCTGCATCTGCTACTGGTTACCATGGCACTGCGTCTGCTACTGGCAACCAGGGCGCTGCGGCTGCTACGGGCGAACGGGGCGCTGCGACTGCTACGGGCGACCGGGGCGCTGCGACTGCTACGGGCGACCGGGGCGCTGCGACTGCTACGGGCAGATCGGGGGTCGCACTTGGGGCAGGGTTTTGCTGCAAAGCAAAGGGGGCGCTTGGGTGCGCAATCTGTGTGGTAGAGCGCGGTGCGTGGGACGGGGAGACGTATCCTATCATCGACATCAAAGCAGCGGTTGTAGACGGGGAGACCATTAAGGCAGATACATATTATACTCTGCGTAACGGAGAGCTGGTTGAGGGATAAAAGCGCCGCCTCCAGATTGGCTAATCTCTGACGGCGTACAATGAGGGGCACGGCACTGGAGACCGGGAGTATGCGGAGACGGTGATCGAGGCGGACGAGAAATGGATGAGCACATAATGACCGGGGATTTTAGGATAACTTTGGCCTATCTAAAAGAGCTTGGGGCGTGTCGAGACGGGCAACGTGAGTTTCGCAAGGCGTTTCCTGACGGCGCAGGATACCAGGAGACGCTTGACAAGTGCGCTGATGCGGGGCGTGTTGATTTTGGCAAATGGCTATTGTATAAGCTAGGCCCTACAGACGATGTGCGCGTCTACCAAGAGCCGATTAACGGCCGCAATAAAACTATTATTTTTTCGGGCAGAATCGAGTTTGAGGCAGATATTGATGTAAAACATATTCTGGCTGGCGGTGGGATCAAGGCTGGCGGTGGCATCAAGGCTGTAGGTGGCATAGAGGCTGGCCGTGGCATAGAGGCTGGCCGTGGCATCGAGGCTGGCTGGGGCATCAAGGCTGTATGGGGCATCAAGTCTGGCGATGGCATCAAGGCTGGCGGTGGCATCAAGGCTGGCGGTGGCATAGAGGCTGGCGGTGGCATCAAGGCTGGCGGTGGCGTAGAGGCTGGCG